TGATAAACTTATACCTAATCTTTAGTTTATTTAATATTAACTTGAATAACCATGTTCACCTTGAAATTTAAAGTTGAGTTTGTCAACTACGCAAGAGAGATCAACCGCAGGACCTTTGTATCCACCATACTTTTACTTGCACAACATGACACGAACTTACAACAAACTTTAGACAATTTTAGATACTTATTAGCTTTTGAAACACTCCAATACAGCTTGTGCATGTAATTATGGGTGTCTAAGAATTTGCCTATTTTACTTAGTATAATACATTCTAGTAGTTAAAACTTTTTTGACATCTCTAGTTAGATCTAATTCATCACTAGTACTACCGAATGACCATTTTGAACAAAAATCAAAGTTATACCATTACTACACTAAAACAGTTTTTACACATTGACCAAGACCACATTGCACACCTTGAGCACCAAACTGTCTTTAAGTACCCTTAAAACGACTAGTTTTTTACAATATAACACGCTTGACTTTTTTCACATCTTATTAAGCAACAAAAATCACAACATCATCCCCAGCAGCAATGACAAAACATCTTGGATTATCCCAAGGAGTTTAGAAACCAGCACACATCAAATAGTAATAAGCATATGCAAGAGAACGCCAAGTATTACCAAATGTAGTTTTTGTAGGATGACCAGAAAAGGTTGTGGCATGAATAACATTACATATATAATTGCTTTAAATTTAATAGCGAGTCATACCCATGACTACTTATTTATAATTAGCTATAAAAACTTTGTACACAGCATCAGGCCATTAAATATGAGCAATTCCAGGAACCTTTGTAAAACAGAATTTATCAAGTTGAGTAGCTTATTACATGATAATTTAGAAAACTTGTTATATAGGAGCTATAAAAGTATTTGGCATTTTTTACTTTTGAAGCTTTAGCAAATAGTAAATACCAGTGCGCATTTGCTTGAACAATACAGTATCTATAAGTTACATAACAACAGAATTTTGCGTAGAATCAAAAGCACTCCCATCAATACAAATAGCTTTCCAACCCTGACGAACTTTTGATTTTATCAGATCTTTCAATTGATCTTTAGTCAACCCTTGAATGAAAGATGGACAAACACGCTTAACAATTGGCCAAAAAACAGTTTGTAAAGCACACAGAGCACCACATAAAGCCTCAGAAGGAACCATTATATTACGTGGACGATCATCACGATCAAACAAAAATCCTCTCACAACATTGAAAACATTTGAAAAATAAACTTAACCTGCTTTGACCATTGTCATGAAACAAC